AATTCCGGGACTGGTAAACATGGCGCTGTACGTTTCGCCGATTGTTTCCGGTGAGGTTATCCGTTCCCGTGGCGGCTCCACCTCTGAATTTACGCCGGGATATGTCAAGCCGAAGCATGAGGTGAATCCGCAGATGACCCTGCGTCGCCTGCCGGATGAAGATCCGCAGAATCTGGCGGACCCGGCTTACCGCCGCCGTCGCATCATCATGCAGAACATGCGTGACGAAGAGCTGGCCATTGCCCAGGTCGAAGAGATGCAGGCAGTTTCTGCCGTGCTTAAGGGCAAATACACCATGACCGGTGAAGCCTTTGATCCGGTTGAGGTGGATATGGGCCGCAGTGCGGCAAACAACATCACACAGTCCGGTGGCACGGAGTGGAGCAAGCGTGACAAGTCCACGTATGACCCGACCGACGATATCGAAGCCTACGCGCTGAACGCCAGCGGCGTGGTGAATATCATCGTGTTTGATCCGAAAGGATGGGCGCTGTTCCGTTCCTTCAAAGCCGTCAGGGATAAGCTGGATACCCGTCGCGGCTCTCATTCCGAGCTGGAGACAGCGGTAAAAGACCTGGGCAAAGCGGTGTCTTATAAGGGAATGTATGGCGATGTGGCCATCGTCGTGTATTCCGGACAGTACGTGGAAAACGGCGTCAAAAAGAACTTCCTGCCGGACAACACGATGGTGCTGGGGAACACTCAGGCACGCGGTCTGCGTACCTATGGCTGTATTCAGGATGCGGACGCACAGCGCGAAGGCATTAACGCCTCTGCCCGTTACCCGAAAAACTGGGTGACTACCGGCGATCCGGCGCGAGAGTTCACCATGATTCAGTCAGCACCGCTGATGCTGCTGGCTGACCCTGATGAGTTCGTGTCTGTACAACTGGCGTAATCATGGCCCTTCGGGGCCATTGTTTCTCTGTGGATGAGTCCATGACGAAAGATGAACTGATTGCCCGTCTCCGCTCGCTGGGTGAACAACTGAACCGTGATGTCAGCCTGACGGGGACGAAAGAAGAACTGGCGCTCCGTGTGGCAGAGCTGGAAGAGGAGCTTGATGACACGGATGACGCAGCCGGTCAGGACACGTCTGTCAGCCCGGAAAATGCGCTGACCGGACATGAAAATGAGGTGGTATCAGCACAGACGGATACCGTGACTGATACGGCTGCTCTGGTCACGGTTGTGGCGCTGGTGACGCTGCATACCGATGCACTTCACGCCACGCGGGATGAACCTGTGGCATTTGTGCTGCCGGGAACGGCGTTTCGTGTCTCTGCCGGTGTGGCAGCCGAAATGACAGAACGTGGCCTGGCCAGAATGCAATAACGGGAGGCGCTGTGGCTGATTTCGATAACCTGTTCGATGCTGCCATTGCCCGCGCCGATGAAACGATACGCGGGTACATGGGAACGTCAGCCACCATGACATCCGGTGAGCAGTCCGGCGCAGTAATACGTGGTGTTTTTGATGACCCTGAAAATATCAGCTATGCCGGACAGGGCGTGCGCGTTGAAGGCTCCAGCCCGTCCCTGTTTGTCCGGACTGATGATGTGCGGCAGCTGCGGCGTGGAGACACGCTGACCATCGGTGAGGAAAACTTCTGGATAGACCGGATTTCGCCGGATGATGGCGGAAGCTGTCATCTCTGGCTTGGGCGTGGCGTGCCGCCTGCCGTTAACCGTCGCCGCTGAAAGGGGGATGTATGGCCATAAAAGGTCTTGAGCAGGCCGTTGAAAACCTCAGCCGTATCAGCAGAACGGCGGTGCCCGGTGCGTCCGCAATGGCCATTAACCGCGTTGCTTCATCCGCGATATCGCAGTCTGTGTCACAGGTTGCCCGTGAGACAAAGGTACGCCGGAAACTGGTAAAGGAAAGGGCCAGGCTGAAAAGGGCCACGGTTAAAAATCCGCAGGCCAGAATCAAGGTTAACCGGGGGATTTGCCGTAATCAAGCTGGGGAATGCGCGGGTTGTCCTGTCCCGACGCAGGCGTCGTAAAAAGGGGCAGCGTTCATCCCTGAAAGGTGGCGGCAGCGTGCTTGTGGTGGGAAACCGTCGTATTCCCGGCGCGTTTATTCAGCAACTGAAAAATGGGCGGTGGCATGTCATGCAGCGTGTGGCCGGGAAAAACCGTTACCCCATTGATGTGGTGAAAATCCCGATGGCGGTGCCGCTTACCACGGCGTTTAAACAGAATATTGAACGGATACGGCGTGAACGTCTTCCGAAAGAGCTGGGCTATGCGCTGCAGCATCAACTGAGAATGGTAATAAAGCGATGAAACATACTGAACTCCGTGCAGCCGTACTGGATGCACTGGAGAAGCATGACACCGGGGCGACGCTTTTTGATGGTCGCCCCGCTGTTTTTGATGAGGCGGATTTTCCGGCAGTTGCCGTTTATCTCACCGGCGCTGAATACACGGGCGAAGAGCTGGACAGCGATACCTGGCAGGCGGAGCTGCATATTGAAGTTTTCCTGCCTGCTCAGGTGCCGGATTCAGAGCTGGATGCGTGGATGGAGTCCCGGATTTATCCGGTGATGAGCGATATCCCGGCACTGGCAGGACTGATTACCACGATGGTTACGCAGGGCTATGAGTATCGTCGTGATGACGATATGGCGTTATGGAGTTCTGCAGATCTGACTTATTCCATTACATACGAGATGTGAGGACGATATGCCAACACCAAATCCTCTGGCACCGGTAAAAGGTGCCGGTACCACTCTGTGGGTTTACAACGGCAAGGGTGATGCTTATGCAAACCCGTTGTCAGACGATGACTGGCAGCGACTGGCTAAGGTGAAGGATCTGACGCCGGGCGAGATGACGGCAGAACCCTACGATGATAACTACCTGGATGATGAAGACGCGGACTGGACTGCGACCGGGCAGGGGCAGAAGTCTGCAGGAGATACCAGTTTTACGCTGGCCTGGAAACCGGGAGAAGAAGGTCAGAAAGGGCTTATAGGCTGGTTTGAAAGCGGGGATGTGCGGGCCTATAAAATCCGTTTCCCAAATGGCACGGTGGATGTGTTCCGTGGCTGGGTCAGCAGTATCGGTAAGGCCGTGACGGCGAAAGAAGTGATCACCCGCACGGTGAAAGTGACCAACGTGGGTAAACCTTCTGTGGCGGAAGAACGCAGCGAAATTACGCCGGTCACTGCGATTAAGGTGACGCCGACATCTGGTACGGTGGCAAAAGGGAAAACAACAACCCTGACGGTTTCTTTTGAGCCGGAAAGTGCAACCGACAAAACGTTCAGAGCGGTTTCCGCCGATCCGTCAACGGGAACCATTGCTGTGAAAGATATGGCGATCACTGTGACGGGGGTTAAGGCTGGAAAAGTGAGTATCCCCGTGATTTCCGGTAATGGTCAGTTTGCCACGGTAGCTGAAGTCACCGTTACTGAAGCGGGCGCTGCAGGGTAAACGGAGGTAATACATGTTTCTGAAAACCGAACAATTTGAATATAACGGTGTGTCCGTCACGCTTTCCGAGCTGTCTGCGCTGCAGCGTATCGAGCATCTTGCCCTGCTGAAACGACGGGCAGAACAGGCTGAAGCCAGCGGTAACCTGCAGGTGAGCGTGGAAGACCTTGTCAGAACCGGCGCGTTTCTGGTGGCGATGTCCCTGTGGCATAACCATCCACAGAAAACGGAGTCACCATCAATGAATGAGGCTGTGATGCAGATCGAACAGGAGGTGCTCACCACCTGGCCTGCTGATGCCATTGCCCGGGCGGAAGACGTGGTGTTGCGTCTGTCCGGGATGAGCGGGGCTGTTCATGTGGATACGGATATCACCGAAGTGGCGAAAAATAACGCGCTTACTGATGATGATTTTTCTGCGGGAAAGTCTTCGACGGCGAGCTGAATTTTGCCCTCAGACTGGCGCGAGAGATGGGGAGGCCTGACTGGCGCGCCATGCTTGCCGGGATGACATCCACCGAATATGCCGACTGGCGACATTTTTACCGCACGCATTATTTTCAGGATACCCAACTGGATATGCATTTTTCCGGGCTGATGTACGCTGTACTCAGCCTGTTTTTTTGCGATCCGGATATGCATCCCTCTGATTTCAGTCTGCTTGTCCCCCGGCATGAGGAAGAGCAGGTGGAGAGGCTGGATGAGGACAAAATGCTGATGCAGAAAGCGGCAGGACTTGCCGGAGGCGTCCGGTTCGGTGGGGACGGAGGGGGCGATATTTTATCGTCTGCGGATGTGGCGGATGTCATGGTGGATGATGCCGCATTAATGATGGCTTCAGCGGGGATTCCGGGAGGTGTGAGATATGTCCCAGCCGGTTGGTGATCTTATTATTGACCTGAGTCTGGATGCGGTCCGTTTCGATGAGCAGATGAGCCGGGTAAGGCGTCATTTTTCAGGACTGGATACTGACGCCAGAAAAACCGCCACTGCTGTTGAACAGGGCCTGAGCCGTCAGGCGCTGGCTGCGCAAAAAGCCGGGATTTCCGTCGGACAGTATAAAGCGGCCATGCGCACCCTGCCCGCACAGTTTACGGATATCGCCACGCAGCTTGCCGGTGGTCAGAATCCCTGGCTGATCCTGCTGCAACAGGGCGGTCAGGTGAAGGACTCCTTCGGCGGGATGATCCCCATGCTCAGGGGGCTTGCCGGTGCGATCACCCTGCCGATGGTCGGGGTCACCTCGCTGGCGGTGGCGACAGGTGCGCTGGCGTACGCCTGGTACCAGGGGGATTCCACGCTTTCAGCGTTTAATAAAACCCTGGTTCTTTCCGGTAATCAGTCCGGACTGACTGCCGATCGTATGCTGACTCTCTCAAGAGCCGGGCAGGCAGCAGGGCTGACGTTTAACCAGGCGAGAGAGTCACTGGCAGCCCTGGTGAATGCCGGTGTGCGTGGTGGTGAACAGTTTGATGCCATCAACCAGAGTGTCGCGCGTTTTGCGTCTGCATCCGGTGTGGAGGTGGATAAAGTCGCTGAAGCCTTCGGGAAGCTGACCACTGACCCGACGTCGGGACTGATGGCGATGGCGCGCCAGTTCCGTAACGTGACGGCAGAGCAGATTGCGTATGTTGCACAGCTGCAGCGTTCCGGAGACGAGGCCGGGGCATTGCAGGCGGCGAACGATATCGCCACGAAAGGCTTTGATGAGCAGACCCGTCGCCTGAAAGAAAACATGGGAACACTGGAGACCTGGGCGGATAAAACAGGGAAGGCATTCAAATCGATGTGGGATGCCATTCTGGATATCGGTCGTCCGGAATCCTCAGCGGATATGCTCGCCAGTGCGCAGAAGGCATTTGATGAGGCGGATAAAAAATGGCAGTGGTACCAGAGTCGGAGCCAGCGCCGCGGTAAAACCTCCTCTTTCCGGGCCAACCTTCAGGGCGCATGGAATGACCGGGAAAATGCCCGTCTGGGGCTGGCAGCGGCCACGCTGCAGTCGGATATGGAAAAAGCCGGTGAACTGGCCGCCAGGGACCGGGCCGAACGGGACGCATCACAGCTGAAGTATACCGGAGAGGCGCAGAAGGCGTATGAGCGTCTGCTGACGCCGCTGGAGAAATATACCGCCCGTCAGGAAGAACTGAATAAGGCCCTGAAAGACGGGAAAATCCTGCAGGCGGATTACAACACGCTGATGGCGGCGGCGAAAAAGGATTATGAATCGACGCTGAAAAAGCCGAAGTCGTCAGGAGTCAAAGTGTCAGCCGGTGAGCGTCAGGAAGACCAGGCGCATGCTGCCCTGCTGGCGCTTGAAACCGAGCTCCGGACGCTGGAAAAACACAGCGGTGCGAATGGGAAAATCAGCCAGCAGCGTCGCGATTTATGGAAAGCGGAAAATCAGTATGCGGTCCTGAAAGAGGCAGCCACGAAACGGCAGTTATCTGAGCAGGAAAAATCCCTGCTGACCCATGAGAAAGAGACGCTGGAGTACAAACGCCAGCTGGCTGAGCTGGGAGACAAAGTTGAACACCAGAAACGGCTGAATGAGCTGGCACAGCAGGCTGCGCGGTTTGAGCAGCAGCAGGGCGCGAAGCAGGCGGCAATCAGTGCCCAGGCGCGGGGCCTCACCGACCGTCAGGTGCAGCGGGAGTCGGAAGAGCAGCGCCTTCGTGACGTGTACGGTGATAATCCGGATGCGCTGGCGAAGGCCACATCTGCACTGAAGAACACCTGGTCTGCGGAGGAGCAGCTTCGTGGAAGCTGGATGGCCGGTCTGAAGTCCGGCTGGGGCGAGTGGGCAGAAAGTGCGACGGACAGTTTTTCGCAGGTTAAAAGCGTGGCCACGCAGACCTTTGACGGTATTGCACAGAATATGGCAGCGATGCTGACCGGCAGCGAACAGAGCTGGCGTGGTTTCACCCGTTCTGTGCTCTCCATGCTGACAGAGATTTTTCTGAAGCAGGCCATGGTGGGGATTGTCGGGAGTATTGGCAGCGCCATGGGTGGTGCTTTCGGTGGTGGGGCGTCTGCCTCCACGGGGACGGCCATTCAGGCTGCGGCGGCGAACTTCCATTTCGCGACCGGAGGATTTACGGGAACCGGTGGCAAATACGAACCTGCCGGTATTGTCCACCGCGGGGAGTTTGTCTTCACGAAGGAGGCAACCAGCCGGATTGGCGTCGGCAACCTGTATCGTCTGATGCGCGGGTATGCGGAAGGTGGTTATGTGGGCGGTGCCGGAAGTCCGGCGCAGATGCGGCGGGCGGAAGGCATTAGTTTTAATCAGAACAATCACGTGGTGATTCAGAACGACGGCACCAACGGACAGGCGGGGCCGCAGCTGATGAAGGCGGTGTATGACATGGCCCGCAAGGGGGCGCAGGATGAGATTCAGGCGCAGATGCGTGATGGCGGCGTCTTTTCCGGAGGCAGGCGATGAAAACATTTCGCTGGAAAGTGAAGCCGGATATGGAGGTGAACTCGCAGCCATCGGTGCGTGAAGTGCGTTTTGGTGACGGGTATTCGCAGCGTATGGCGGCGGGGCTGAATGCTGACCTGAAAACATACCGTGTGACGCTTTCCGTGACCCGGGAGGAGGCCCGACATCTGGAGGCATTCCTGGCAGAGCACGGTGGCTGGAAGGCGTTTCTGTGGACACCGCCTTATGCCTGGCGGCAGATAAAGGTGACCTGTGCCGCCTGGTCATCACGGGTTCGCATGCTGCGGGTTGAATTCAGCGCGGAGTTTAAGCAGGTGGTGAACTGATGCAGGATATTCACGAAGAAAGTCTGAACGAGTCGGTTAAATCAGAGCAGTCACCGCGGGTGGTACTCTGGGAAATCGACCTGACGGTACAGGGTGGTGAGCGGTATTTTTTCTGCAATGAGCTGAATGAAAAAGGGGAGGCGGTTACCTGGCAGGGGCGGCAATATCAGGCATACCCGATTGACGGCAGTGGCTTTGAGATGAACGGGAAGGGCAGCAGTGCCCGCCCGTCGCTGACGGTGTCGAATCTGTTCGGTCTGGTCACCGGAATGGCGGAGGACCTGCAGAGCCTGGTGGGGGCCACGGTGGTCCGCCGCCGGGTGTATGCGCGTTTTCTGGATGCGGTGAATTTCGTTGCGGGCAATCCGGAGGCGGACCCGGAGCAGGAGCTGAGTGACCGCTGGGTGGTGGAGCAGATGTCGCAGCTGACAGCCATGACGGCCTCGTTTGTGCTGGCTACACCGACCGAGACGGATGGGGCGCTGTTTCCCGGTCGCAATCATGCTGGCGAACACCTGTATGTGGGATTACCGGGGAGATGAATGCGGGTATAACGGTCCTGCGGTGGCGGATGAGTTCGACAACCCCACCACGGATATCCGTAAGGACAGATGCAGCAAGTGCATGCGCGGGTGTGAACTGCGCAGGAATGTCGGCAATTTTGGCGGTTTCCTTTCCATTAATAAACTTTCGCAGTAAATCCCGGTTTATGACACAGACTGAATCAGCGATTCTGGCGCATGCCCGGCGGTGTGCGCCTGCGGAGTCGTGCGGCTTCGTGATAAGCACGCCGGAGGGGGAGTGGTATATCCCTTGTGTGAATATTTCTGCAGAGCCGGAGGCGTATTTTCGTATCGCACCGGAAGACTGGCTGCGGGCAGAGATGCAGGGGGAGATTGTGGCACTGGTCCACAGTCATCCCGGTGGGCTGCCCTGGCTGAGCGAGGCTGACCGGCGGCTGCAGATAAAAAGCGCACTGCCCTGGTGGCTGGTCTGCCGGGGTGACATTCACAAATTCCGCTGTGTGCCACATCTGACAGGACGGCGCTTTGAGCACGGGGTGACGGACTGTTACACGCTGTTCCGGGATGCTTATCATCTGGCGGGGACTGAAATGCCGGATTTTGAGCGTGAGGATGACTGGTGGCGCAACGGTCAGAACCTTTACCTGGACAATATGGCGGTCACCGGCTTTTACCGGGTGCCCCTGTCCTCTGCACAGGCGGGCGATATTCTGCTGTGCTGCTTTGGTGCTTCGGTACCGAACCATGCCGCCATTTACTGCGGCAACGGTGAGCTGCTTCACCATCTGCCTGAACAACTGAGTAAACGGGAGAGGTATTCCGAAAAATGGCAACGACGAACGCATTCTGTCTGGCGTCACCGCCACTGGCACGCATCTGCCTTCACGGGGATTTGCAACGATTTGGCCGCCGCCTCAGCCTGTATGTGAACACGGCAGCGGAAGCCATCCGTGCCCTGTCGATGCAGATGCCGGGATTCCGCCGTCAGATGAACGAAGGCTGGTACCAGATACGTATTGCCGGTTATGACATGGCACCGGAGGCGGTGTATGCCCGCCTTCACGAACAACTGGGTGAGGGAACGGTCATCCATATTGTGCCGCGACTGGCCGGGGCCGGAAAGGGCGGACTGCAGATTGTGCTGGGGGCGGCAGCCATCGTGGGCTCTTTCTTCACCGCCGGCGCAACGATGGCGTTATGGGGTTCAGCCCTGGCAGCCGGTGGTTTTTCTGCCACCACAATGCTGTTTTCACTTGGAGCCAGCATGATACTGGGCGGTGTGGCCCAGATGCTGGCCCCGAAGGCAAAGACGCCGGAGTACAAAAGTACGGATAACGGTAAACAGAACACGTATTTTTCGTCACTGGACAACATGATTGCCCAGGGGAACCCGATGCCGGTGCCTTACGGTGAAATGCTGGTTGGCTCCCGGCGAATCTCCCAGGACATCAGCACCCGTGATGAAGGTGGTGGCGGGAAGGTGGTGGTTATCGGGCGGCAGGGGTAAAGCATAAAAAAATCCCGCAGTGTATGGAGGCTGCGGGAACAGAAAATGAAGATTAACCACAGGGGGTTTTGTTTTTATTGGCCCGAAAAAACTGTAACGCCCGGGAATGATATCTGCCACGGGGCGTACAGAAAATGTGAAGAAATTCAGAAATTTTATTCCGTCATGACACAGGCACCCTCCGGGGTGCCTGTCGTTTTTGGGGCATAAACAGATTCAGACATCAGACAGGAGAGGGGGACGGAGTGGGTAAAGGTGGCGG